CCATACGCAGAAATAATATCAAGAAAATCTGTTCTATTTCTCAGCATGACTGGATTCCCGGTCACACAAACACTCTTAAATTCCTGCAAGCGCGATGCGATTTCTTTCAGATTCATAGAGAAACACCCATCAGCTTAACTTCACAGCCGTTCCAAGCAGCATGAAGTTGTTGCCCTGCGTGGTAAATTTCAATCCGATAACGGCATCCGCCCCAAGCTTGGCCGCTTTTCTTTCCAAATCCTCCTGCGCCTGTTTCGTGAAATTGTCGATAGCATTCCCCATCATCTTGTTGCCGCCAGGCATAACGGTCAGAATGACAGAAGCTACGATACCCAAATATTCCGTTACATTTTTGCCTTGTATGTTGTCAGTTGTAGTCAAAAACATAATTATCCCTCGCATTCTGGCATTATTTTACAAACGGCTGAAAACCATGTGCTATTCTGGTATAATCAGATAAACTGCTGGCAGTAATTTTACAGAAAGGAGCGGAATATTATGGACGTTTCCATCGATTCCGATGATGTCCGAGAGCAGCTTCGCGCCATGCTGGCACTTGAACTGTTCTTGCATCTGTCAGCAGAAGATCAAGAACGTGTCATTGCTTTTCTAAAAAGCCTTTCATAACATAAAGAACGGCCTTTTTCTGCTCGGTGCTGAGCTGATTAAATAGTTCGACGAACTCTTTACTGCGCTCATCCTCTTCCATGGGGATGGGCGCAGTTTTTCTTTCCATGGGAACATCGTAGCCCATCAGCCATACCTCTGAAACATCAAGGGCTAATCCCAAGATGGTTAGCTTATCTTGCCGAGGAACGATTTTCCCTGAAACATATTGGGTCAAAGCGGTTTTTCCAAGATTGACACCGTAAGCGCGGCAGTACGGCTCTGCAAGTCTCAAAACATCAACCTGTTTCAGACCTCTGATATTCATAGCTTCTTGCAGACGTTCTGCGGTCGTTGATGGCTTCATTTGGTTCACCTCCAGTATGGTTACATCATATCATGGTATAAATAAAAGTTCAAGTATTCCAGCCAAAAAGTTCAAAAAAAGTGAATTTTTGTATTGACAAGGAGGAATCGTTGTGGTAAAGTGTGAACAGTTCAGTTAAACTGAACCGAACGGAAAAGAGGTGAAAACGATGCAGAGAAGCTATAACAAGCTGCTGGGCCGAATCGTTGAGATTTTCGGAACCAGAGGGGCATTTGGCAAGAGTATGGGATGGTCGGACCGCACCACATCTCTCAAACTCAACGGTAAGGTTGACTGGAAACAGGACGAAATCGAAGCTGCGTGTCAGGCACTAAAAATCGAAGTGTCGGATATCCCAGACTATTTTTTTGCCCTGTAAGTTCAGTTAAACTGAACAACGGAGGTTTACATGGATAGCGTTCCACACATCCACTTGGATGAAATCAGCCCCGAAGATACCGCCCGGCTGGCGCGGGGCTGCAAGAGGCTCTACCTCAAAATCATGGCCATGCCGGACGGAGAAGCCATGCTGGATGCCGCATGGGAGGCCTACCAGCAAAGAAAGAAAGGGGAGAACAAGACGTGATTAAGATCCTGATGACCGTGTACGGCCTCACCGCTGAACAGGCAGCAGCTCGTGCCCCGGCGGCGCAGTTTGTTTTGACTGCCGTCGTTGCGGCCGTGTTTGTCTGGCTGGACAGCAACGGCACGTTCGACGGCGTAGGCCGCTGGATGGGTCGCAAGCTCAGGGAGGTGCTGGATGCTGTATCCGAGGACTGATGCGGAGGCTGGCTACCCTGACCCTCCTGTGTGCCCCCTCTGCCATCAGAGGTGTGATACCGTTTACCGCACCGATGATGGCGTAATCGTTGGCTGCGACCGCTGCTTAGAGGCCGCAGACGCATGGGAAGTCCGTGAGTGCTTCCCGGAAAAGGAGTGATTTTATGAAAGGATTGGTATTCGACACCGAGAATCAGATGCAGTTCAAGGACTTCGGCGAACCGCTGCTGGACAACCTCCAGAAAGAGGTCGGCGGTTGCATCGAGGTGGTTCATCCCAAGTATCTGCCGGAAGGACTGTGCATGGTGATTGATGATGAGGGACTGCTGAAAGGCTACGCCATCAACAGCATTGCCAGCATTCTCTACGGTACGCCGGAACATGGTCAGCCCATTGTGGGCACCGCTGTGATTCTCCGCGAGGGCTTTGTGGCCGGGGAGCTCGACTTTATGAGCCTGGATGACGGAGATGAAGTTGGCCTGATGCTCTTATTCTCTGCGCTCGGTATCTGCATCAAGAACGAAAGCGAGGCTGAGTGATGGATCTGGAAAAATTCTACTTCACATACGGCTCAGATGATGTTCAGCCGTACTGTGGAGGATGGACGGTGGTCTGGGCGCCCAACTACCACATGGCGTGTCAGGCGTTCCGGGCAGTCCACCCTGATCGCATTCCCAATGTTCTCAACTGCGCCAGCGTGTATAGCGCAAAGGAGTTCGAGAAAACCAAGATGTTCGGCTCGGAGGGCAACTTCGGCCGCCGCTGCCGGGAGACCATCACGTTGAATATCGCTGTCAATAAGGCCGAGGAGGGGGTGATTTTTTGAAAGCCAAGAAATTGACCCGCCGCCAGAAGGAAGCCCTCTCTGCTGCCGGTTGGGACTGCACCGCATATCTCTGGGTTCGGGATATCCCGAACGGCATGGTGCTCCTGAATAAGGACACTGGGAAAACCATCATTTTTGGAAAGTAAAAGGAGGATGCCACATGGCACAGGAAACCGCATTGCAGGTTATCGAACTGCAGCAGTTGCCTATCATCGTTGAGCGGCTGCACAGCGTAAAAGCTGACATCGAGCAGCGCACGGCTGACGCGCTCTCGCTGGTCTGCACAGAGCAGACTTATAAAAGCGTCAAGGATGCTCGCGCACAGCTGACCAAGGAATTCAAGGAATACGAAGCCCAGCGCATTGCTGTCAAGGAAAAAATCCTTGAACCGTATACCGAGTTTGAAAAGGTTTATCGTGAGTGTGTGACGGTGCCGTTCCAGACCGCAGACACAGAACTGAAGCGTAAAATCACGGACGTTACTTCCGGCATCGTGGCGCAGAAGACGGATGTTGTTCAGGAGTATTACAACGAGTTGGTGGCGGCTGCGGGTATTGACTGGATGGATGACTTGACCTACCGGCCGAAAGTCAACATGAGCGACAGCGTCACTGCCCTGAAAAAACAGGCAAAGGCGTTTGTGGATGGCATCGTGTCCGATGTTACTGCAATCGACGCTATGGAAAGTTCTGCGGAGGTCATGGTGGAATACCGGAAGAACCTCGACCTGCCCACAGCGATTAAAGTTGTGGATAACCGTCACAAGGCTCTCGAAGAGCAGCGGCGGATGGAAGAAGAACGCCGTGTCAGGCAGGCAGAACGTGAAGCTGCGGCAGAAAAAGTTCGCGCCGCAGCAGCCCAGACGCAGCCTGAACCAGCGCAGGAAATTTCAGTAGACCCGGAAATGCCTGTGCAGCCCGATGTCGAACCGGTCTCGCAGCCCAAGCCGGAGCCCATTCTGATGACCCGCTTCTACGCAAAGGGCACGAAAGCGCAGCTTATCGGCCTGAAAAATTATCTTGAAAAGGAAGGTATCGAATATGGCAACGTATAACAACCAGCTGCAAGCGCAGCAGAAGCCTAAGTTTTCTGTGGCGATAACCACTAAGGGCTATCAGTCTTTGATTGCCAACACCCTGCGCGACCCCGCCCGCGTTCGTCGCTTTACGGCAAGCATCACCTCAGCAGTCGCGGTCAATCCGGCTTTGCAGGAGTGCGATGCCGGCACGATTCTGGCGGGTGCCCTGCTTGGTGAATCCCTCAACCTTAGCCCCTCTCCGCAGCTGGGCCAGTATTATCTGGTTCCCTTTAAGAACCGCAAGGCAAACAAGATCGATGCGCAGTTCGTCCTCGGATATAAGGGCTACATCCAGCTGGCGCTGCGCAGCGGCCAGTACAAGGATCTGGATGTTATGGTCATCAAGCAGGGCGAGTACCTCGGCAAAGACCCGGAAACCGGAAAAGCCAAATTCCAGTTCGTCGAGGATGACGATCAGCGTGACGCGTTGCCCACGGTCGGGTATATGGCCTACTTTGAGTACCTCAACGGCTTCCGCAAGGTGTTGTATTGGTCGAAAGAGAAAATGATGACCCATGCCGATACCTATTCCAAGGCTTTCAGCCGTAAGAACTACGAAGACCTGATGGCTGGCAAAGTCCCGGAAAGCGAGATGTGGAAGTACTCCTCGTTCTGGTACAAAAACTTTGATGACATGGCCAAAAAGACCCTGCTTCGCCAGCTTATTTCCCGCTGGGGCGTTATGAGCATCGAAATGACGAAAGCCATGGAGAGCGACAACGCCGTGGCAACAGTGTCCGACAACAACGAGATTATCACCGAGCCGGAACCGATGCCTGGTGCATCCGAACAGCCGGAACTGCATACCGGGAAGCCTGAGGTGGGCGATGGGCAGGCATTGCCCCATGTGGACATTGCTCAGAGTGAACCCACGACCGCCGAGCCGGTGGTTGACCTCAGCTCGTTATGATCGACTACAACATCATCGCAACTGGCAGTAAAGGCAATGCGGTGGTGATTGACCAAAAAATCCTGATTGACTGCGGCGTGTCTTTCAAGGCACTGTCAAAAGTATACCGGGCGTTGAAGCTGGTTCTGCTCACTCACATTCACAGTGACCACTTCCAGCCGACAACGCTCCGGCTTTTGGCAGAAAACCGCCCCACGCTCCGTTTTGCGTGCTGTGCATGGCTGTGCAAGCCGCTGGTGGATGCAGGGGTGCCGGTCTCGCAGATTGATGTTCTGGAGCCGGGGCACATGTATGGATACGGCATCTGCAACGTCAGGCCCGATATGGTCAAGCACAATGTTCCGAATTGCGCTTGGAAAGTCTGGCTCCCATCAGGGAAGCTGTTTTACTGCACAGATATGAACAATTTGAACGGCATCACGGCTCCGAACTATGACCTGTACATGGTGGAAGCCAACTACGATGACGCGGAAATCCAAGCCAAAATTGCAGAGAAAAAGCTGAACGGTGAGTACATTTACGAGCTGGGCGTGCTGCACAACCACATGAGCCTTTCCAAGATCAATGACTGGTTATATGCCAACATGGGGCAGAACAGCGCCTATATCTATATGCACTGCCATCAGGACAAGGAGGATGCCACATGACCGGACGGCTGGTGGACATGGCTTTTACCCTCGGCGGGAAACAGCGGGTCACGCTGGAAATCAACGGCGACTTCTGTGAAATCTGGGACAAGCTCCATCAGGAGCCGGTTCTGGACGTAGAAATCAAAAAGCACAGGGAAAAGCGCAGCCTGTCGGCAAATGCGTATTTCCACGTTCTGTGCAACAAGATTTCTGCAGAAACCGGCGAGAGCGAGGATGCCGTGAAGCGGCGGCTCGTGGTTTCGTATGGAGCGCTTGCCCGCGACAAGGACGGCAAGCCTGTTGGCCTGAAACTCCCGCCGACCGTAGATCCCAGCGACTTTTACCCTTATGTCCGGCTCTATGAAACCCGGCAGGAAAACGGAAAAGACTACTCCTGCTATTTTGTCTACAAGGAAAGCCACAAGATGGATTCAAAGGAATTTGCTCATCTTGTGGACGGTGCAATCGAAGAAGCCAAGGAACTGGGCATCCAGACGGATACCCCGGAACAGCTGGCTCGTTACAAAGAAGAATGGTCGAAATGACCGGAAAGGACAATCACAATGGAAATGGTTTCTATCCCTCTGGAACAGTATCAGGAATTTCTTCAGATGCGGCTGGAACTGCACTTGATCTACACCAAGTGCAGCGAGGAAGTGGCCTATGATACCGGCACCTATGTTGCAGACCTGATGCGGATTCTGCACCCTGACCGTTTTCCCGCACCCCCTACGCAGCGCCCGGTGATGCCGATGAAAGTACCTGAGGTGATGCCCGATGCTGAACAGCTGTGATTTTCAGGGGCGGTTCGCCGCTGATCCTGAACTGCGGACCACCCAGACGGGAAAGCAGGTGGCAAGTTTCCGCATGGCGGTTGACCGGGACATGGTTGATGCCAACGGCCACCGCCCTACGGACTGGCTCACCTTTACCGCATGGGGCAAGACGGCGGAGTTCGTCAGCAAGTACTTCCGCAAGGGGAGCGCCGCTGTGGTTCATTCCCGCTGCCAGACGCGGCAGTATGAGGATAAGAACGGCAACAACCGCACGGCGATTGAGTTCGTGGTGGACAACATCTATTTTGCCGGGCCGAAGCAGGACAACCAGCAGGGGACCGTGGATGATGGCGGGACGAACCCGCCACCGGCAACCTATCGGAACCAGCAGCCGCAGCCCCAGCAGATGGGCTTCGCCACCCAGAGCCAGCGCCAGCAGTGGCAGGGGGCGGCCGATCATCCCGGCAATGTTCAGGTCAGCCAGAGCTTTTCTCAGGGCAGTGACGATGATTTCTCGGTTCTGGACGATGCCGATGATCTGCCGTTCTAAGGAGGTTCATTGATGGCAACTGGTAAACGGTATTACTGGATAAAGCTCAAAGATAGTTTCATGTCATCGGATGAAATTGACTATCTTATGAGCCAGCCAGACGGTGCCAACTATGTTGTTCTCTATCAAATGCTGTGTCTCAAGACCATCAATACAAACGGTTGTTTGGTTTCCAAAATCGGAGAAATGCTCATTCCCTACGATGCCGAAAAGATTCAGAGGGAATGCAAATGGTTCCCTCTGTCAACCGTCCGTCTGGCTCTGACTGTTTATAAACAAATCGGCTTGATTTTTGAAAACCCGGACGGAACACTGTCAATCTCTGATTATCAGAACATGATTGGCAGTGAAACCGACTGGGCGGCGAAAAATCGCAGAATTCGTAGTAATGCTGCGAACAAGGAGCTACAAGAGGGACACGACACTGGACACACAAGTGGACACAATGTGTCCAGTGATGGTGGGGAAAATGTCCCTACAGAGAAAGAGATAGAGAAAGATAAAGAGATAGAGAACAGAGAAAGAGTAAGAGATAACGGTAGTACGGCTGTTGATGCTGGGCTGTCTGAGATTATCCGCTCTTTCGAGGACAACATTGGCAGCTTCCCCCCGGCGGCGAGTGATGCCCTGATGGGCTGGCGGGAAATCTTCACGGATGACCTCATCCTGCTGGCTATCAAAAAGGCTGCACTGGCCGGGATTCGCAAGTGGAACTACGTCAACGGCATCCTGAAAGCATGGAAAAATGAGGGCGTGAAAACCATTGGCGATGTGCAGTCCCGTGATGAGCGGCGCAATCCCCCGGCGGGTCAACAGCAAAAGCCCTCCGCCAAGGATGATTATGATGCAATTTTCGGAGGTTTAGGATGACAGTTGAATGTTTGAAGAATGCGCTGGCACTGATTGAAAACTACTTCGGCCGGCCGCTTTCTACCGATGAGCGCACGGCGCGGTCGCAGATTTACGCCGCCGCGCTCAAAGACATCCCGGATGATGTGGCCGCGGCGGCTTTGACAAAAGCGCTGACGGTGTGCCGGTATCAGAACCAGCTGTTGGTTGACTGGTGCGCAGAAATCCGCAAGTTGCAGAGCGCCGGTCAGCCTACAGCAAACGACCTGTGGACGCAGGCCATCGTTGCCGCCCGGAAGATTGAGCGGAACCAGTACTATGCCACCCACGGCGGACTGGTGACGGCCACCGGGAAGCTGACCGCAGAGGACTTCCGGGCAGAGAACAGGAGCATCTTCGGTGCCTTGCCTGCCGCTGTGCGGGAATGGGCTGGCTCCCCGGCGGGGCTGGTGGATGCCCTTGACCGCTCCAATGCGGATCTCTTGCAGTACGTCAAGCCCGGTTTTGTCAAGGCAGTGGATGCTGCCAAGGATGCGGATCGGATGCCCCCGGCACTGCCCAGCGGGGCAAAAGCTCAGATTGGAGGTTGAAATGCAGCTTCGTTCTATCGTGTCGCTGGCCTGTGCAGTCAGCCTTTTTACCGGCAGCGCCCTTGCCAGCGCGGTCTATACCCGCCGGGTAGACGAACTCACCATGGAGCGGGACATTTACGCCAGCCAGAAAGAAAACTGGATGAACAAGGCCGTGGAGCGCAAGGAAACCATTGAGCAGATGCAGACCGAGGTTGAGCAGCTCACGGACACGCTTGCCGCAGATCAGAGCATTGCCCTTACATACGCAGGGGAGTTTCACTGCACAGCCTACTGCTCCGAGGAATACCCGCATATCTGCGGGGAGGGGCAGGGCATCACATCCAGCGGTGCCAAGGTTCAGCCGGGCGTGACGGTGGCCGCTGACACCAGCATCTTTCCCTATGGCACGGTCATTCTGATTGAGGGCGTAGGGATGAGGGTGGTTCAGGATACCGGCTCACTCATCAAGGAAAATGCCTTAGATGTGGCCGTTGGCACCCATGCGGAAGCGATTTCGTGGTCGGGCTGGGGTTCTCACAAGGTCTGGATTGTGACGGGAGGTGAGACGGATGCCGCTGAATGAGTACGGCGAAAAGCTGGATTCCAACGGCTATGCACCCAGCATCCTGCATGATAAGCCGGTCTGCCTGATCTGCGGGCGGTATGGCACAGCACGGCATGAGGTGTACTTCGGGAGCGCCTACCGGGCAAAGAGCAAGCGTCTGGGCCTGTGGGTGACGCTTTGCCCGTGGTGCCATCAGAACGGCCCGACCGCCATCCACAACAACCATGATGCTGATCTTCGGCTGAAGCGCTGGGCGCAGAAAAAGGCTATGGAACACTATGGCTGGCCGGAAGCCCGGTTTATTCAGGAATTTGGGAGGTCGTATTTATGAGTGAAAAATGCCCGATTATTGCCATTGATCCGGGCAACAGGCA